AAGGGTCGGTCCACTGGTGATCCCGTGACGCGCGGCGCCCATGACACGGCAAGCGCGTCGCCACCGTTGCCAGACGCCAAGATCCCAAGGCGTGTCTCGACCTCGGCAGCTGCGGTGCCCGGAATCCGTCCGGAGGCCAAGATGGTGGACGGCGAAGCATCCGCTCCGATGCCCGACGAGGTGCTGCCGACGTAGCAGAACGCGTCCCGCCGCCAATACAGCGCCGAGATGCTCGCCGACGCGGTCGGTGCGAGGTAGACGCCGGTCGCGCCCTCCACCCGATCGCCGAACGCAGTGGCGTCGCCGCCGGCGAGCGTATGCGCGTATGTCGTCGCGGCGGCCGAGGCGAGGTTCATCGGCGACGGCTCGGTCGTCCACGCCTCCGCGATCACGACGTTGCCCTCGATGCGCCCGCGCACGTAGCGCGTGGTGGCCGCCGGGACGCGCGCGCCGAGATTCGCCACCGAGCCGAGGTCAGTGGCGGTGCCGCCCGTGTCGACCTTCTGGATGCGCAGGGTGCTGTTCGTACCGTTGTCGTTCACGATCACACGCAGGTGTGATCCATCAGCGAGGCGCTTCAGTACGACACCTGCGCCGTTCCCGGACACCTGCGCGGAGAACTGGAACGCGAGGGTCTGCTGCGAATCGCCGATCGAGTACGGCGTGCCCGTGTGCTCCACCACCGTGGCCGAGCCAGCCGCCGCGGCAACCATCGCACCGCCCGTCACGGACGGCGCCGTCCCGCTGCGCACCACCCAGTCCGCGCCGCCGTTGTTGAACACGCCGCCCGTGCCGAGCGTGTTGGTGGCGAAGGTGTCCGCGATGTCCATCGGATCGCCGAGCGCGTACGGCGCGCACGTGATCTTGACCTCGAGCTGGTGCGTGAACGACACCTCTGCGAGGTGCGAGTGTGTCGGCCCCGTAGCGATGTGCTGAACATCGAACTCGACGCTCGCGGTGCCGCTTGTTGCGCGGAATCGCATGCGCCCGCCGTAGTCATTGACCTGGCGGATCTCGGTGATGAGCGCGTCGCGCTTCGTGACGTAGTCGGCCCAGCTCGTGCCGACGATCTGGATGCGCATGACGAGCTCGCGCGCGCCCTCGCGCTGCGACACCTTGACCGGCGACTGATCGATGCTCTGCGCCATGATCGCGTCTTGCTGCACGGCGCCGAGCACGCCCTCCAGCACGCCGGGGCTCAGCCACTCGTACCCGGTCGCCGTCGCGGCGTTCACGAGCACGAGGCCCGTGTCGCCGACCTTGTTGCTGCGCAGGCTCAGGAACAGCGCCATGCGGTCACGCTCCGATCTGCTGGACGGGGTTGTACGCCGCCGCGGCGTAGCCGTTGAACGCGCCGCCGGCAAGCGCCATGTCCGCGACGCTCGCGAGCTGCTGCGCGGTCGCGGGGACCGTGGAGTGGAAGTGCAGGTTCACGCCGGCTGCCGTGGCGAGCGCGCCGCCGCCGCTGCCGATGTCGCCCGGGCCGTTGAACACGCTCTGCGCCTGCGTCTGGATGCGCAGGTTGTCCTCCGCGATCTGCGCGCGCCGCTGTGACTGCGCCAGCTGGGCGGCAAGGTCCGGACTGTCGCTCGTGGAGCCACGCCCGGGCGTGATGGTGCCGTCCTCGTTGAGCGTGTCGCCGCGAGCGAGCTCGGACATCCCCGCGGCGCGGCGGATCGCGTTGATCGCCTCGCGCCGCTTCTTCGCGTCCGGGTCTTCCTCACCCAGCGCCTCGGCGCGAAGGGCCGCCGCGTCGTGGTCTTCCTGCGCCTTCTTCTCCGTGGCGGATTCGCTGCTCGATGCGAGCTGGTCCTCCCAGCCGACGATGTCGCTCGCGAGGCTGCGGCGCTTGTCGCCTGACGAGCTGAGCGTGGCGAGCAGCTTGTCGTAGCGGGACTGGGCGGCCTTCGCAGCAGCCTTGGCCTTGTCGAGCGCGGGCTTGAGCTTCTTGCGACGCCCGGCAGCGTCCTTGCCCGTGATCGCGTCGTACTGGGCCTGCAGCGCGTCTGCGCGCTTCTTCGAGGACGTCGCATCGTTCGCGGCGCCGGGCTTGCCCTGGAGCGCGTCAGCCTGGGCGATGATCGCCGCCTCGAGCTGGGTCTGCGCGTTCGCGATCTTCGTGACGAGCGCCGGGTCGGCGGTGTTCGCGTCGAACTTCGCCGCCGTCAGGTTCGACCCGGCCTGAGCCTTCGCGTACGCGCTCTTCTCGCCCGCGGTGACCTTGCCGTCCTTGTTCTTGTCGGCGGCGTGGAACGGCTTCTTGCCCTTGGCGAAGCCGGGGAGCTGGATCTTCTCGCCGGGGTTGTCGATCAGCCACTCGACGAGGCCCCGGTTGGCGCGCGTAGACGCCTCCGGCACGACGGCCTCACCGTTGGAGACCATCGCGAGGATGCTGTCGCTCGTGCCAGTCCCCGGGCCGCTGATGATGCCGCCCTTCGCGAACGGCGTGGCGGGGTTGCCGTCCTTCCCGCCCTCGAGGCTGCGGGTCGTCGTCGTGATGTTCTGGTGCTTGCTGACGGTGATGTTGACGTGCACGCCGCCAGCGGCTTCCGCGCGAGCGGCCGCGAGGTCGGCGGCGAACTGCTGCCCCCAGTTGTTGCTGACCGGCGTGTTGCCGATCGTCTTCAGGATCGCGTTGATGTTCGAGGTGCCGAACTGCGCCTTGCGCTGTGCGGCGGTCATCTCCGTCAGCAGCGCCTGGGCGATCTTCATGTTGAGCGGCGTGTTCGCCATCGTCGAGAGCTTCTTCTTCACCTCGCCCGCGGACATCCCGACGAGCCCGAAGTCGCGCACGATCTGGTCCGCGGCGCCCTTCGACATCACGCCGAGCGATCCGGCGAGCTTGTCCGCTTCCGAGCGCAGGTCGCGGACGTCTCCGCCGGCGCGCTTGTACTCGCCGCGCAGCTTCGCGAGGGACGAGGAGTTGCTGTCGTAGACGCTCTGCTGCTCGCGGAACTCGGCGGCGAGCTGGCGCGCGTCACCGTTGCCGGTGCGCATCGCTTCGTTGAGCTCGCCCATGCGGGTCTTCGCGGCGGCCATGCGGCTCGCGTAGGTGTCGACTGCGACGGTCTCGCCGAGCACGGTCCGTGTGCCGGTGGCCTGCTGCTCAAGCAGCTTGTCGCGAGCCTCCTTCTGCTTCGCGAGCGCGTCGGTGATCTTGTTCTCGGTCTCGACGAGCGACGCGCGGATCGCGCCCTCCTCGCCAGCGTTGGCACTGCCGGTCGTGGTGCCCTTGCCGTCGCCGACGCCGACGGTGTCCTTCGCTTCCTGCTCGGCCTTCGTGACGTCGCGCTTCGCGTCGGCGACCTCCTTGAGCGCGTCGCGGCGCTTGAGAGCGGCGGCCTTGTACTGGTCGCTGTCGCGGCCGAACCTGTCGTCGGCGTCCGCCATCTCGGTTGCGGCGGTGCGAGCACGGCCGAGCGCGCCGCGCAGGGTTGTGACGGCGTCCTTGCGGCGGGCGATGACGTCGACGAGCTGCAGGCCGTTCTGGCGCCACTCCTCGTCGGCGGCGTTGGACTGCTTGACGGCTCGGTAGACCAGCCCGGCGCCGATGGCGAGGCCGGCCGCGCCCAGCGTCCAGGGGTTCATCGCGAGCGCGGACAAGCGCTGCGAGCCGCGGACCTTGTCGAACGCTCCGACGAGCTTGCCAGCGCCGTCCGCCATGGACCCGAACGCCATGAGCGCCGGCCCGGACACGGCGGCGATGCCACCGACCGTGAGGATCGTCCGCTGGGTGTTCGCGTCCAGGGCGGAGAACCGGTCCGCTGCGTGTCCGACGCCCTCCGCCAGCGACACGACGTTCGGGGCGAGCATCGTGCCGAGCTTGATGGCCGCGGTCTCGACCGACCCGGTCATCTGCTGGATCGAGCCCCGCGCGCCCTCCATGTTGACCTTCGCGAGCTCCTGCGCCGCGTCGAGGTCCTTCGTGGCGGCGACCATCTTGTCGATGCCCGCCGCGCCGTTCTCGGCCATGATGCCGGCCGCGCGGCTCGCGTCAGAGCCGAAGATGGTGTTGAGCGCCGCGATCTTCTGCGACTCCGACAGGCCCTTGAGCTTCGTCTGGAGCTGCTGCGCGACGTCGCGCATCGGGAGCATGTTGCCGCGCGCGTCCGTGAAGTCGAGACCGAGCCGCTTCATCTCGTCCGCGGCTTCCTTCGTCTGCGGCACGAGACGCGTCAGCATCGTCTTGAGCGACGTGCCGGCGTCGGAGCCCTTCACGCCCGCGTTCTCGAACGCCGCGAGCGCGCCCACGGTCTCGTTGAGGCTCATGCCGGCGTCGACCGCGCTGCGGCCGGTCTGCGCGAGGCCCATGCCGAGCGACTCCACGCTGGCGGTGGACGCGTTGGCGCCACCGGCGAGCGCGGCCGCCACGCCGCCTGCCGCGCCGGCCTTCAGCCCGAACGCGTTGAGCGTGTTGGTCATGTACGCCGCGGCGCTGCCGAGCTCGAGCGAGCCAGCCGCGGCGAGCGTGAGGGTCTGGTCGAGGACGCCGGCGCTCATCTGCGCCTGGCTGATGCCGCCCTTCGCGAGCTCGAGCATGGCGGTCGCGGCCTCGTTCGCGCCGAACGACGTGTCCTTGCCGAGCTTCAGCGCGGTGGCGCGCATGCCGTCGAGGTCGCGGCCGGCGATGTCGGCGACGCTGCCGACCTGCCGGATGGTCTGGTCGAACGTCGCGAACTTCGAGAACGACAGGCCCGCGATGCCGACGAGCGCGGGCGTCACGGTCGTGGTGAGCGACCGGCCCGTGGTGCGCATGCTGGTGCCGGCCCGGTCGAACCGGTCGCGCAGCGCGTCGACGTCGGTGGCGGTCGTGCGCGATCGGCGGCCGAAGCCGCCCAGTTCGTCGCCGGCACCCCTGCTCGACCTGCCGAGCCCTTCGAAGTCCTGCTTCGTGCGGCGCGCCTTCGTGCCGGCGGTGGCGAGCGTCTCGCCCGTGTCCTTCGCCTGCGTCTCGGTCCGCTTGAGCCCGTCGGCGGCACCCTTCGACGACGCCTTGACCTCGTCCAGCGCCTCGTCGGCCTTCTTGGCGCTCTTCGTCGTCTTGTCGAGCCCGGCCTGCGCGCCGTCCGCCGCGGTGCCGACGTCCTTCAGGCCCTTCACGGACTGCGGCACGCCGGTGATCGCGACGATGCCCTCGAGGCGTGCTGCTTCGTCGCTCATGACCGATCACCCCCCAACGCGCTCGCGTCGCCCGTCGCCTCGAAGTGCTCGACCAGCAACGTCGCGTAGAGGCTGGTCAGCCGCGCGTCGTCCATCTCGTCGAGCACGTCATCCGTCCACCCGGTCCGCAGCATCAGCTGGTTCCGCGTCCACTCCGCCGCTGCCGACGGGTTCCGGTCCCTCAAGGCGAAACGACTTGACGGCCTCCGCCCCCTCCTCGGGGTCGGGGGTCGCCATCTCGCGGATGGACCGGTGGTTGGAGTGCTTCGTGATCTCGCCGCCGAGCTCGACGAGCACGTCGAGATCCATGTGCTCGACGTCGTCCTCGGACAGGTCCGGGTCGATCGTGCACAGCGCGCACGCGAGGCGCGTGGCGTGCTCGAGGTCGAACAGGCCGTCCGCGTCGACGCAGTCCGCCTGGAGCTGCTTGCGGTGCCCGGCCTTGACGCGCTGGATGACGAACTCGGTCGGCACCCACTCGTCCGTGTCGACGTCCTGCACGTCGACGGTGACGGTCTTCGTGCGCGGGCGGCGCAGGTCCTCGACTGTGGCGCGTCGCGCCATCAGTTCGTGCCCCACACCATCGCGCTGTTGGGCGTGAGCGTCGCGCTCCACGTGGCGTCGCCCATGACGTTGGACTTCACCTTGTAGTTGGTGACGGTCACCGTGCCGCTGAGCTTCGGCGTGGAGGCGGCGGCGCCGGCCGGCTTGATGACGAGCGCGGTGTCGGTGCCCTCGAGCGGCTGGATGACCGCGTGCATCTCGGTCGAGAAGATGCCGCCGATGGTCATCGGAACGCCCTTCGCGATCGGGCTGACGCCGTGACGGTCGTACGTCGCGCCGTAGTTGGTGCGGTCGAGCAGGTCGCGCTCGCCCTGGCCGAACTCCATGTCGTCGCGGTGGTACGCGGCGGTGATGTCGACTGCGTTGAGCAGGACGACGAGCTTTGATCCGTGGACTTCGGCCATGGTGTGTTCCTCGTGGTGCGGGGGGTCAGGGGATGCGGACGAACTGGTGGGCGAGCACGACGTTGGAGAGCGAGCCGCTGGTCACTGCGAGCGTGTGGCGGAGCCACTTGTTGACCGTGCCGGCGGCGACCTGCTGGACGTCTGCGTAGCCCGCGGCGACGCCTGCGGTGTTGATCGCGGCGTGCGTGGCGAGGTCGACCCAGGTGCCGTCGACGCCGTTGGTGGAGTCGCTGGAGTGCTGGGTCTTGACGGTCAGGACCGGGGTGGTGCCGGTGATCGACATGACCTGCAGGACGGAGATGCCGCCTGCGGTGGTCGGCGCGCCGTGGTTGAGGCCGACGGCGCTACCGGCGGCGGCGATCGAGGCCTTGTTCTTGAGCGCGCGGCACCAGCCGGAGAGGTTGCTCTGCGCCATGAACGCGGTCTGCACGACGTCGCGGATGACGTTCTTGACGGTCGGCTTGGGGACGCTGCCGACGATGAGGAGGCCGGGATCGCCGAGCGTGGTGTCGCGCGCCTGCCAGACCATGACCTGCGCGCCCGTGACGGATGCGCCTGCGTTGTTCAGCGCCTGCAGCGCGGCGTGCGCGCCGTTCGCGGGGTCGACGTCGATGAGGCCGCCCGCGGTGATGGTGCGCTTGAGCTGCGGCGTGACGATGTGCTCGTCGCTCGTGGCGCCGAACGTCGTCGTGTCGACGAGGTCGTGGGCGGAGCCGCCCTCGAGCTCGCGGAACAGCGACGACACGTCGAGGCCGTTCATATACAGGCGGCTCTCGGAGCCGTGGACCTCAGGCATCGTCGCCGCCCGCGTTGGGCGCTTCGATGACGCCGTCCTTGGTGAGCTGTGCGATGACGCCGGCCGGAAGGCCCGCGACGGGCTCGGTCGGTTCGAACCGCAGCGGTGCGCCGCGCTTGGGCTGGTAGTCGAAGCCGACGACGCACGTGTGGGTAGCTGAGGAGCGGGTCACGGGGGCAGGGTCGCCCCGGGCCTCGTCTGCCGCTCGCTCAGGTTGGGTGGCTGATGCTCACGGTGTACGTGCTGCCGCGGTGGATGTACGCGGTGCCGGTCGTCGATTCGCTGTACGTGGGGATGCGCCGGCGCCGCATGGTCTGCAGGTGGGTGAGGCCGGGGAGCGTCATGGCGACGCCCTGCAGCGTGGCGTGCACGTTCGCGAGGATCGCGCCGACGCCGGCCTGAAGGTCGCGGGGTGCGATGACGCGCACGTCGTACTCGAGGTGCTCGACGCCGTCGCGCGCGCCGTATCTGGGGAGGTCCTCGCTGCCGGGAGCGAGGCGGAAGACGATGACGGGGAACGCGCTGCGCTGGTCGCGGAGCGTGTTGTGTGCGCCGCCGGGCGCGAGCGGCGCGAGCACGGCGCGCAGCGCCTCGTCGACCACGTTGGATGCGTCGATCGCGGTCACGGCTTCAACAGCCCCTTCGTGTCGCGCTTGAAGTGCGGGCGCAGGTCATCGAACGCTGGGCGCAGGTAGGGCTGGGGCGCCATGTCGACGGTGCCGAACTCCTGCGGCGCGGCGTGCTCGGCGGTGAACACGACCTTCGCGTCGAACTCGCCATCGCCCGGCGCCATGGCGCCGCTGCCGCGCAGGTCGCCATCGTCGACCGGGGCAAGCTGCACGGCGAGGTCAAGGCCGAACCCCTGGTAGGCGTCGACGAGGTTGCGGGCCTTGCCCGGCAGGGCGTCCGCGATCCGGTGGAAGTTGTTGGTGCCGGCCATCAGGCGGGGTCCCGCTTCGTGCACGCGGCGACGGCGTCGGTCTGCACGCCTCGGTCGCTGGTGCTGGACACGACGTCGAACACGCCGACGCCATCGACGATGATCGTGTCGCGCGGCTGGATGCCGATCGCGTCGTGGCCCAGGACGATGTCCCATGGCGCTGCGCTGGTGATGCCGCTGCCGGCGTCCTGTTCCTGCCCGCCGCGGCTGCTTGCCGGCTCCACGCGGCACGGCACGCCAGTCGCTTCCGTGGTCTCGGGGCCGGGCCACCCACCTGCGGCCTGCGCACCACCCGGGCGGGTGATCGTGCAGGTGTGCGTCATCCACGCAGCGTTCGTGGCGCGGATGCGGGCGAGCTCGTCCGGGCGAAGCATCAGCGCTGCCCCCGGCGCGTGCGCAGACGCGGCGCGCTGGGCGCCTCGTCCATCCGCACGAGCCGCGTCATGCTCGGCAGCACCTTCGCGCGCAGGCTGCTCGACAGGGCGCGAAGCCCCCCGATGGCTTGGGACCGGTTGAACGTCTGGTCGCCGAGCTTCACGTCGTAGTCGCCCGCGGTGAGCGCCACGCGCGCGTCGACGAGGTCCGCGGCGGCGGCGTGCACGTCGTATCCGAACCCGCTGAGGTAGTACGTCGCGGGGCCCTGGTCGTCGGTGAACGTGACGACGCCAGCGTCGTCGATCGCGAAGTCGGTCGGGTCGAGCGTCACGCCGCTGCTGTTCGTCACGACCGCGTCGTCCGTGTCGATGCGGCCCCACACGGCGGCCACGGCGACGCGGTACTCGCGCAAGGCGCCCGCGGCGAGCGCAGGCATCCACACGAGCGGCATGTCGCCGAGCCACATGCGGTGAGCGGTGAGCGCCGCGACGACGTCACCGTCTGGGGTGGCGTCCTCGTCGGTCGCGCCGGCGAGACGCCGGACCGTTGCGGTCAGCGCCTCCACGCGGGATCAGCGCTTGCCAGCGACGGTGTCGATGTTGATGAAGCCGTTGGTCGGCGCGACGGTGCCCGTCTCGTCGTACACGGCGACGAGCCACTCGCCCGGATCGAGGGACACGCCCGCGATCATGGTGAACTCGCGCGGGGTGTTCGCCACCCACGCGGCGCCGCCCGTGTTGCCGTTGTGCAGCGGCGCGGTGACCGCCGTGGCCGCGCCGGCGACGGTCGAGCCCTTCACGAGCTGGAAGCTGATGACGTTGGTGTCGCCCTGGGCGAGCGCCGGCACCATCGCGCGAGCGGCGACGACGCTGAGGCCGCCGCCATCCGCGGGGGCGTAGGCGAGCGGGACGCGCGCGTCGAGCGTCGGGTCGGCGAACGAGATGGTCTGGTTCTGCGGCTTGTAGCCCATGGTGATCTCCTGCGATGCGGGTGGCGAGGTGCGGTGTGGGGAAACGAGTGCCGGGCGCCCGCGTCTTGCGGGTGGGCGGGGCGGCGAGCGCCCGGCGTTGAGGAGCTACGAGACCGGCGCCGTGGCGTCGCTCTTGACCGGGATGCCGTACGTCGAGCGGCGCACGCCGTACGCGTAGTCGGTGTACATGCGGAGGCTGAACTCGCGCGCGTCCTGGTCGAACTGCGGCTCGAACATCTCCGGGGCGTGGCGGATGTCGAGCGCGATGGCGTCGGCGGTGAAGATCGCGCCGATGACGTCGTCCTGACCGTCGGGCTCGATGTCGTTCGCGACGTAGAAGTCGGTCTGCTGGTAGCGGCCGAGCCACATCTCCGCGGCGAGGCCGTTCTTGACGACGTCCGGCACGTTGCCGAGGTCGCGCTCGAGCGACACCTGTGAGGACAGGTCGTACGCGGCGTACGGGTGCAGCACGCAGTCGTAGGGACCGTCGACGTTCTTGGCGTGCAGCTGCACCTGACCGGCGAGGATGTGGCCCCACGTGAGGGTCACGCCGGCGCCGCCGATCGTGGCGCCTGCGCCGCCGTTGAGCGACGGGAGGACGGAGAGGAGGTCCTTCTCCATGGTGGTGGCGAGCGCCGAGCCGAGCTCGAACGCGGCCTCGGTGCGCGCCTCGGGATCCTGGCGCAGGTCGCGGAGGCTGATCGTGGCGCCGCTCATCGCCTCGCCCGGGCTGAGGCGGGCCAGCTCGGTCTTGCCGAGCTTCGCGGGGCTCTGGAAGCTCTCGTTCTCGTCGAGCTTCACGGAGTGCGCCTTGGGGCGCTCGGAGAACACGCGGTCCTCGGTGCCGATGGAGTCGCGGTAGACGGTGACGAGTGCCGTCATCACGCCCTTGGAGCGAGCCTTGCGCATGGCCTGCTCGAAGATGTCTGCGAACAGGTCGTTGAGGTCTGCGACGCGTGTCTTGCCGATGGCCATGGTGTGCTCCGGGAGGGGTGGGGGGCGGGCTTGAAGGTCTGGCGGGGGGCGGTGCGGTGGTGGTCAGCCCCAGACGGACGGGCCGCGCTTGCGGGTGCGGAGCGCTTCCGTCTGCTGCTGGGGGCTGAGCGATTCGGTCAGGCGAGCGGGATTGCTCGCGTCCAGTGGCGGGGTGCCGCTGGGCTTGGCGTAGTGGGGCTTGGCGGCGAGGAGCGCCGCGACGGCCTCCACGACGCCGACCGGCATGCCGTCGTCGTCCAGTTCGATGGAGCTGGCGACGGTGAGCGCGTCGGTGGGGTCTGCGAAGTCGCCGGCCGCGGCGAGGATGGCGCTCTCGATGCGGGCGGATCGCAGCTCGGCCTTGGCGGCTTCGGCTGCGGTGGTGGCGGCGTCGCGTTCGTTCTGCAGTCGCTCGGCGTCGGAGAGCTCGGCGTCCTTGCGGGCCTGCTCGGCGTCCTCGAGTTCCTTCGCGCGCTTCTTGGCGGCGATGGCCTCGCGGTTCGCGTCACGGCTCGCCTGGGCGGCGGCGTCGTCGATGAGCTTCTGGATCTCGGGGGTGATCTCGACGTTGGCGGTGCCCGCCGGGGGCGTCGTCTCGGTCTCGGTCTGGGTGCCCGCCGGGGGCTGCTCCAGGTT